CCTAGAATTGAGCAGAAAAGAATTAAAACAGCATCCAGGGGCTAAACACTTGTCTGCGTTATTTCACCCGGCAAAAACGTCTCAAATCAGACTAACGGTTTTGGATGCAATCGCTGAGACTTGTGGCGTAGAATACGTTGCGCATAAAGATGATACTATTTTTAAAAACAAAGGTTTTGACTATCTGAACGTAGGTGATCCTTACATTCCTACAATTATACGATTCTGCGAAACTGGGCGCTACGTTGTCGCTTGCTATGGTGACATAGTAGAAAAGGGGAACTATATTTAATCGACCGGCCACCGTGCCAACCTTACAAACTGTTAAGCGTCCACCGTCCTACCGTGCTAAGGCATGGTAGGATATGGGAGCCCACAAACAAACAAGGTCATGGATTATCCCGCACTACGCAAGGTTCAGATTGAGTCTCGCAAGTTACGCAATGAGCTGATACAGTCTCCCTACGCTTTCCCTGGCGGATACCCTATGTTTGCTGTCACTTCAGACGGTGGAGCATTGTGCAAGGATTGTTGTAAGTCAGAATCGCGCAACATAGGGATGACTTACGGTGGCGACGGATGGCAGGTGACAGGCTTAAGTGTCAACTACGAAGATAAGGATTTACACTGCGATCATTGTAGCCAGCCTATAGAGTCTGCCTATGGTGATTGACTTTACTATACCCATCATCCCATCGCCCTAACGCAATGTCAATTTACGATGAAAGATTAGCCGCTAAAACCTACACTGGCAGGGTATATTGCCAGCATGTAAGGCTAAATCCACAAGGTTACACCTACGGTAAGTATCCCGAATACTGGGGAACCGGTGAAAGGTTATATTGTATCAGTGATTATGACGGGCTGCATTCTGATCATGTTAGGGCATCTTGCCGCAATGAGGCATTAGACAAGGCGCGTGATATATACCCTTTAGGTATAATCTCCAAACGTTAATTATCCCATCATCCCATCATCCCATCGCTACTACCACAATGTCACAAACTACTTGGATTGTCGAAACGTCAGATGCCATCAATGATGGCAACGGATGGTCAGTCAATGGTTGTTGGTGTCACAGGGAAGAGATAACTTTAGCCGACAACTTAACAGACAGGCAAGTTATTACCGCGCTACGCAAGGTAGCAGGCTTGAACGGTAGCAATGCTAAGACTGAATCTTACTTAGATGGTTATACTTGGAAGCATCCTAACGCTGCTATCCTCACCTTTGCCATGCCGCAATATTGAGCAATTGGCTATCGCTACCACTCTCCAATCCTCCCCCGGTTTGTTATGCTTACCGGGGGCAGGGTTGCGGTTTTCGCATAGCGGGGAGGGGGTGCCCATACCTCTCCCATCTCGCACCAGTATTCTCCCAATATAATATCCCGCCCCAACATTCTCCCAAACAATATGCCCACATACAAAAATACGCCAGCGTACAAGCTAGCGTATAAGTTGGCGTACAAGCAACCGGGGGTAGGGGTTGCGTTTATAGCTTACAAGTAAGCAGAACGACCTCCAATTCTAAATAGAAAATCATTGCGCCAAACAAAGCCAAACCAACCATCAAAAGAAAGATACTGTGTATCTGATGGATTCGTTATTGCGTTAGCCCAGTGAAACGGACCAACAGCGCCACCAGCGTCAGAAACAATAAAATTCATAATGAACTCAAAGTGAGGGCATGGGACAGTTTGATTCTAGCACATAAATCAAGGCTTACAAGTAAGCATCCAGGCTTCCCCGCCTTCCTGCCACCGAGGATTCCAGTTTTTCCGGCTGTACGCAAGCCTGTATCCGTTTCGATTACCTGTGTAACCACCACTGACTAACAGCGCTTCACCGTTCGGATCATTGTGAATCCAATGCGTAGCTGTGTAACCCACAATTACCGACCAGTGACCACCACCAATCGGAGCCGACACTGGCCCTTCGTGCAGCCATGCCACAGCGGCTGGATTGCCGGCGTCAATCTCGGCTTCAATGTCTGCCAGCTTGCCATTTTTCGTAAAATAAGGGCGTAAACCTAGTGACTGCAATGCCCTGAGCTGTGCCGTTACGTCCGTTGTGTCACCAAATTGCCGACGAATCCGGTTGTAGGCGTCGTCGTTGGCAATCTTGCCATGAAACATGGCCAGCATGGCGCAGCTAGAGCTGAAGCACTCCCGGTAGCCACGGCCACTGGCGTTATCGTTTTGAGACTGCCACTTGACATCGAGAGGATTGGGAAACCTGGCAGCCGGTGGCCTAGGTGGGGTTGCGGTCATGGTCAGTTTCCAGCGTCAGCGGCCAGTCTACCAAGCTCCATCATCGCCAGGCTTCCACGACCTTGCCAGCCAGCAATAATAATTCGACGGCGCCTTTCTTCCTCGGCGATCTTGCGAGAAACTTCAGTCAGTGTTTGACAATCAGCAAACTCGTCAACAATGCGCAGTTCAAGTTCCATGGTCAGTTTCCAGCGTCAGTAGCCAATCTATCACGTTCACGCCAAACAAGATCGTCTAGTTCGTCCATCCACTCTTCGGGAATAGCTTGATCAGTAGCATTGCGTATGATCATTGCCTGAAGAATGTCAGCAGTGCGCAGCCTATCAACTTCGCGCCGAGGTTTAAGATCAACCGAAGGCTTTACGTGCCCTGTGGCAGCAGGGTGAAACGTCTCAGGGCCATCCTCTCTCCCCCATGGGCAAGATATAGTAGCACCACCATCTTCCCTGCTCCACGGACGGCGCCACAGAGTAATAGAACCGCCCTGAGTAACACGCTCAAGCGCTCTTGCGTGCATCTCCTCGAATATCAAAGCAGACTTACCACACTGCCAGCCAGACACGATGATTCGACGGCGGCTTGCGTCACTAAGCGGTTTGCCAATAAAAGCCTGATAATCAAGCATGGTCAGCCCTTTGCTAATTGCCCATCAATCATAGCACAATCATCGCAGCGTCAGTGTCTTGCGAGCGACAAGGTGCGTCCCCCCTGCCGGATCAACGACAACAACGCCAGCCGTTGCGGAAGATGGTAACAGTTTGTAAGGGTATGGCAGTTTCCAGCCAATCTCGCCGTTGTGCCGGACCATCGTAAACTCGCGGGGGCGTTCCATGGCTCAATCATAGCTCATCCCTTGCCGGCAAGCAACGTGATAGAATGACGCTGCAACAATCAACGCATCATGGGCACTCTCGCTGACTGGCAGATCCACGAACGCTGCATGGCTGGCATGGTCACTCCGTATGATCCTGCGCTGGTCAACCCGGCATCGCTTGACTTGCGCTTGGGCAGCAACATTATGATCGAATCAGCGGAAAGCCCAGAGATGGTGCTAGTTTCAATCGCTAAATACACAAAGAAAAATCCTTATCTTATAGTGCCAGGACAGTTTTTCCTGGCTGAAACTGAAGAGTTTTTTAACATTCCCAACGACTTGGAAGGCCAATTTATCCTTAAATCTTCCCGCGCAAGGAGTGGACTGGAGCACCTTTTTGCCGGATTTGGCGATCCCGGCTGGCATGGCTCGCGCTTAACGCTTGAGCTTCTAAACGTTCGCCAGCTTTGGCCGATAGGCATTTATCCAGGGCTCAAAATCGGGCAGATGAAGTTTTCTACGATGGATTCCGAACCTAGGCTCTCTTACGCCGTCACCGGCAGGTATAATAACGATGCAACCGTCACCGCATCAAAGGGCTGAAGTTATGACAAGCATCGAAGAAACACTGGAACAACGCGGCAAGCGTTACGGCAAGTTTACGGATCACGCTCAAGTCACGCAAGACCTAAAGCGAGTCGTCGCCGCCCATTTACAAGGAGGCCGCCCGCACATGGCAGCAGATCAATGGGAGGCGCTGGATATGATTTTCCACAAAATAGGTCGCATTGTCTGCGGTGATCCTAATTACGCCGATAGCTGGCACGATATTGCCGGTTACGCCAAGTTGGTGGAAGATCGGCTTAATGCTGGCGGCGAAGAGACTCTTCGCATCGAGACTGCCAACGGATCAACAATCAGCTCAGCGCCGAGCATTGGCGAAATCCTGAGAAGTCTTGGCTTGTAACAATGGGCAAGCGAGTAGCTTTAGCTAAATGCGTAAGCCCAAGCTGCGGTTCCCTTGACGTAGCCATCGTAGAAACACGCATGACAGCGTGCGGCAGTCGCGCAAGACGGCGGCGCTGCGAGGGTTGTGGCCATCTCTGGTACACCGTGCAGCCGCCTGAAGAGCAAGTCGAAAGCTGGCGGCTGATCTGGACGAAAAAAGGGCCAGTCACACTGGAGCCACCGCCAGAATCGCCAGAAAAAGGCAAAATATAGAGAATTAGTAGACTCTGTGGGTAGTAATAGTACCCGATTCGCCTTTTGCAAGGTTAAATTTGCCCAGACATAAATAACCAAAGGCGTCGAAAGCATGATCAACGCCAAGTTTTTTGTTTGGCATTCTTGTGCCTTCGGCGTAACCAAGTGTGCGGAATGACTTTATCAGCTCCCGGCAACGTGGGTGAATCTTGGTATGCACTTCCCCGTCTGCTGTGCGCAATGCTGCGTTTACGGATCGAATCTTGTCAGCGGTGTTATAGGGCGCTTCAGGGGCAAAAACAGTAATTCCGGCCTTCCTAAGAATCTGATGATCGCTAACACCAACGCCAGACGTTTGCTTCCTTTTGCCGGTCGGGTCAGGGCAGGCAATAATGCGGCGGCGAGTATCTGCGTCTTCGCTTGCCCAGCATTCGCCACCATATAGATCAATTAGCACGTCTGCCATGTCCCATGTATTGGCGCCCTTTAGGTTCAGTTCATTAAAAATTCGCAATTCTACAGCTCTGCCGTTTACCTTAATAATGTTTGCGCAAATAGCAGTAAGCGGATCGTTGTTAAAGTCCATTCCAACATATAGCGGCAAC